AACAAAGAGTAGAAGAACTAGCAGAAGACAGTCTTAAAGAAGGTCTATCTCCTATTCCAGAAGCACTTGAAATTAGTCCAGCACAAAAGGCTGCTAGACGAATGGAAAAGCTTATACACGATCAGATTGAAGAATCTAATGGTGCTAGTGAAATAAGAAACTCTTTGTTTGAAGCAGCGTTGTTTGGGACAGGTATTGTAAAAGGCCCATTCAACTTTAACAAAACTCTTAACCGCTGGGAAAACATAGAAGGAGAAAGGAAGTATAGTCCTATCTCAGTACGTGTTCCTCGTATAGAGTTTGTAAGTATATGGGATTTCTTTCCTGATCCTAATGCAACCACAATGGCAGAGTGCGAGTACGTCTTTCATAGACATCGTATGAATCGTACTCAACTTAGAGGTCTTAGCAAACTACCATACTTTGATAAGGACGCAATACGCGAATGTTTGCAGATGGGGCCTAACTATATTGAAAAAGACTACGAACAAGAACTTAAAGACGATAGCCGTACAGATGAACAGGGCGCTAGTCAGTTTGAAGTCTTAGAATATTGGGGTGTCATGGATGCAGAGTATTGTCGTCAAGTCGGTATGGAAATTGACGAAGGAGTAGACGATCTAGATGAAATCCAAATTAACGCATGGATTTGCAACGGTAAGATGCTTCGGGCAGTGGTTAACCCATTCACCCCATTTAGAGTACCTTATCACGCTTTTACCTATGAGCGTAATCCCTATAGCTTTTTTGGAATTGGCGTAGCCGAAAACATGGACGATTCGCAAAAGATTATGAACGGTCATGCTCGCATGGCTATTGATAATCTTGCCTTGTCAGGATCATTAGTATTTGATGTAGATGAAACTGCCCTTGTAGGCGGTCAAAGTATGGAAATATATCCTGGCAAAGTGTTTCGTCGCCAAGCAGGTGTACCAGGAACAGCCATTAATGGCTTAAAGTTCCCTAACACCTCCCAAGAAAATATGATGATGTTCGATAAGTTTAGGCAGTTAGCAGATGAACAAACAGGTATTCCTAGTTATTCTCATGGACAAACAGGTGTTCAAAGCATGACTAGGACTGCCTCTGGTATGTCCATGTTATTGGGTGCTGCTTCACTCAACATTAAAACAGTTATTAAGAATTTAGATGATTTTCTTTTAAAGCCTTTAGGCGAAGCATACTTTCAATGGAACATGCAGTTTCTTGAAAGTGACCTTGGCGTTGAAGGAGACTTAGAAGTTAAAGCAACAGGCACAAATAGTTTGATGCAAAAAGAGGTGCGGAGCCAAAGACTTACTATGTTCTTACAGACAGCAGCTAATCCTGCCGTTGCTCCGTTTATTAAAATTAACAAGCTTATCAGTGAACTTGCTTACAGCTTAGATCTTGACCCAGATGAACTGTTGAACGATCCAGAAGAAGCAGCAATGATGGCACAAATCATAGGAATGCAAAATGCTGGACAAGCAACTGGCGCGGAAGCTGGCCCCATTGGTGAAGAACAAGCAGGAATGGGAGCCGCTGGAGGAGTACCTGAACAGCCTCAAGAACTTGGAACTACAGGTACTGGTGGCGGCAACATCGGAACAGGAAATGTTCCGCAGCCAGGGGAAGATGAGTTTGCTGGGTAGGCTGCTAGAGTTGCCTCAAGTTTTAAACGAAGTTTTAGAAAGGAAAGAAAATGCCTAAAAGTATGTTAAATCCTCCAGAGCGTGAACAGTATGTAGTAGGCTCTATTGTAAAAAAACTTGCTAAACCTCTTGTTAATTTATTTGAAGATTCTAGCGAAAAAGCCATTGAAAACAAAATGAAAGCTGTTCATAAAGCAGTTGAAGAAGCACCAGCAGGAACTAAACGATCAGATACTTTTAAGCAAGTAGCAGAAAAAGAAGATATAACTGTTCAAGATGTAAAAGACATAGAAAAAGTTTTTGCTTACCGCGCTGGAGGCGGTGGTGGAAATGAAAGTATACTTGGTGAAACAGTACAAACTTTACGTGCTATGACTAAAAAACCTACTGCTGGACAAAAAGTTAGTGAAGAGCTAGGTGGCACAGCAACTACTAGAGCAGCAAGAAGAGGAAAAGGATTTGCAATTTTAGGTACAGCAGCATTAACTGTTCCTACTACCGCTCTTTCTACCGCATGGTTTATGCGTAATGATAAAGAGCCTACAGCCAAACAAGCAACAGCATTTGAAAAAGCATTTAGTAAAGCTTTTAATGCAGGTGAAGAGACTTTTATGTTTAAAGGTAAAGAATATACTACAGAAGTTCGTAAAGGAAAAGCTGAAGGCAGTGAAATGGAAAGCTTTGAAACTACCCGTACACGCGAAGCTGCTATAGAGAAAGATGAAAGAGAACGCAGAGAGCGTATGATTAAGGCTGAAGCTAAGCGTTTAGGAATTTCTGAAGAGCGTTTAAAAGAAATTATGTTAGAACGTGAGCAAGCTGAAATGGATCGTAAGATGGAAGAAGCCGCAGGAAGATTTGAAAAGACTCCAATGGCTGAAGGCTCTCTTATGATTCCTGTAGAAGGTATGCCAGTAGACACCTATCCAAACATTCCAGAAGATGAAATGGATGAGGCACTGGCCTCTCAACTTCCTGATGATGAGATGGAAGATGATTATATTAAATATGTGATGGATGAATCACTTAGCGATGAAGAACAAGATTATTTAGCAGACGCATTACAAAATGATTCTAGATTAGAAGACATACTAGAAAAAGTAATGCTGACTGCTTCAGAATTTTCAGGTGCTGGAGAAGTCGAAGGCCCTGGAACTGGTGTATCAGACTCTATACCTGCCCGATTGTCGGACGGTGAGTTTGTATTTACCAAAAAAGCAACCGACCAGATTGGTGCTGATGCTCTCCAACGAATGATGGATGATGCTGAACGTGCCTATGATGGCGGTTATCAAATGAAGGCTGTAGGCGGCGTGATGGAGGATGAAGATCCAGAAAAACTCGGAATGAGTCAAACTCAAGAAGAAATTGAGAAGCTTATGATGGGTGCCAACAGAATGCCAAGCCTTCAATAATTTTTACGGCTACCTTGGTAAGTCAAGCCCCATTTACTCGACGGAGTTAATAATGGCTACCTTGCAAGACACAAGCCCCGTGAAGGAGATTGAGAATGTCAGAACCACAATACGAAGAGGAAGTAAGTAACCCATATAACGCACGTAAATCTTGGCATAAGCCAGATGCGCCTCGTAGAGGTGATGCAGATGGATTGTTTTATGATGAGCAGCAACAGGCTACCCCAGAAGAGGCCCCTGAAGAAGAAGCTCAACCTCGTAAAAGAACTAATTACAAAAAGCGATATGATGATTTAAAAAAGCATTATGATACTAAGCTTTCTGAGTTTAAGCAAAAAGAACAAGAACTTCTTGCTATGGCTCAGTCAGCACAGCCTTCTTATCAGCCTCCTAAGTCTGAAGAAGAGTTAGAGTCTTTTAAGGAGCAGTATCCTGATTTGTACAATACGGTTGAGACTGTTGCACATATGCAAAGTCAGCGACAGGTAGCAGATCTTGAAGCACAACTACAGTCTATGCGGCAACGCGAAGCTGAAGTACTGCGACGAGAAGCTGAGTCTACACTGAAGCAACGTCACCCTGATTTTGAAGATCTCAGAGGCGACGATGACTTTCATACTTGGGCAAAGGAACAACCAGAACAAATTCAAGATTGGATTTATAATAATCCAGATAATGTAACTTTAGCATCTAAAGCAATAGATCTTTATAAGTTAGAAACTGGCAAGTCTCAAACAAAATCACAGCCCAGACAGCGGAAGCAACAAGGCAGTGCAGCGGATATGGTATCAACTAAAACCACCTCTGTAGATGCTAAGCAACCTAAAATCTGGACTGAACGGGAAATTGCTGCTATGTCCCTTGATCAGTTTGATAAGTTTGAAGATGAAATCAAACAAGCTATGGTGGAGGGCAGAGTAGTAAAATAACTTATGTTTTACTAGGAGTATATTAACATGGCTAATAACGTATCAGATCAATTTTTTGAGCCAAGTACAGATACCGATGCTAACTTTGGTAACTCTGTATCAGGACAAGCAAATTCATTCTTCCTGCCTAAGATTTATTCAAAGCAGGTACTGAATTTCTTCCGTAAGGCTTCTGTCGTAGAAGCAATTACTAACACTGACTATGCTGGTGAAATCTCAGCATTTGGTGATAGTGTACGAATCATCAAAGAACCTGAAATTACTGTTTATCAGTACGAAAGGGGACAGGATGTAACTGCTACTAAACTTACTGACCAAGAACTTACTTTGGTCGTAGACGTAGCAAATGCTTTCAAATTCATCGTTGATGATATTGAAACTAACATGTCTCACGTTAACTTCCGTGACGTAGCAACCTCTTCAGCAGCTTACGCATTGCGTGATGCTTTTGATTCAGGTGTTATTGCTGAGATGTTTGCTGGTGTATCGGCTTCCAGCCCTAACCACATTCTTGGTTCTGACAATGCTACTGACCTTGCTGCTGGCACCTTCGACGGTACTGGTAACTTGGACATTGGTTTTGGTTCTAGTGAGCATGATCCTATTGATGTTCTTTCTCACATGGCTCGTTTGCTTGATGAGCAAAACGTACCTGAAGAAGGACGATGGTTCCTTGCTAACCCAGAGTTCTATGAAGTACTTGTACAAAGTTCTTCTAAGCTCTTGTCAGTTGACTACAACGCAGGTCAAGGCTCAATCCGTAACGGTTTGGTAAGCTCTGGCAAGCTTCGTGGTTTCGATATGTACAAGTCAAACAACATTGCTGCAACTACTAACGCTGCTGGCAAGTGCTTGGCTGGTCACATATCTTCTACGGCTACTGCTCAAACTATTACCAACACTGAGGTTCTTCGTGACCCTGACAGCTTTGGTGATATTGTTCGTGGTCTGCACGTATACGGCGCACAGGTACTTCGTTCTGAAGCTCTTGTGTCTGCTTTCTACGGCATCGACTAGTACTGGACGGGGCTGCTTCGGTGGCCCCTTTCCTTTCGGAGATATTTATGGCACAGATTGGTTCAGAAGCAAAACCAGTTATGTTTAGAAAAGCTATTGTTGGTAAAGGAAGCAGATTCCGTAAAGGAATGAATCTTTCTCAGTATAAAGATAACTATGATCGTATTTTTAATAAAGGTGAAAATACAACAAAGTATGAAACAGAGATAGAAGCTGCTAGAGAAAAAAGTAAAACATTTTCAATGGAGCAAGATTAGTGAATAAAGTTCCAAGAAAGAAAGGTTATGTTCCTAATAAATATACAGGGAGAAGTATGATGATGTATGGCGGTGATATGAATCGTAAAAAAGCTGCTATGGGTTACTCTGCGATGGATGAAGATATGGATCGCAAGATGAAAAAGAAAATGCGTAGCGGTGCAATGGGCGGTGGGCGTAAAATGTATGGACACGGCGGTAAAGCATCTGCTGACATTTATGCAATGGAAACTGCTTGCAATAAAATGGCTGGCTATAATAAAAGTCTACCTAAAGGACGATGAAAGTACAAGCACCTAAGGTTATCACTGGATGAAAAGTGGTAAGTCTTACAAACTTATGAAAGATCCTAAAGATGGATATAAAAAACATCGTGGGTCTAGTAAAACTGCAAGCTTTGCAATACAGAAGGTACATAAAAAATAATGGCTACTTATCTTTCATTAACTAACGAAATACTGCGAGAGTTGAATGAAGTTGCATTGACTTCTTCTACTTTCGCTAATGCTATTGGTATTCAACAGCATGTTAAAGATGTAATTAACAGAGCATACTTTGACATAGTTAATGAAGAACCTCAGTGGCCTTTTTTGGCTGTAGCAGAAAGTGGTGCTACTGATCCTATGTATGGCAATGTATATATTGAAACTGTAGCAGGAACACGTTG